GCAATCATCAACTCCGCCTGTCCGATAGGCACTGCTACCAACCGATAACCGGCTGGTAGACCTTGCCAAAATTGTTTTAGGATCAAGTCCATCAGACTAGACCACTCGGCAAACGTCGCCGTCCGCTGCACCCGTCGAGGTTGTTGGGGCAATCTTGCCACGGGACAAGACCGCTACCGCTGCGATGTAGCCACCGCTGGTTCCATCTCCGAAGGTCGCTACAACCTTCAAGAATGGCTCCTTGCCGCGAAGATCGACTTGGAATACGCAAGTCTGACCGTCATCGGTTGCACTTGGAAGAGCGAGCGTTGCACCGCCAAGACCGCTGCCACCTGCGAAGGTCGCTCCGGTAATGTCGGCATAACTTCCGCCGCTGGTCGATGAGGCTTGCAACTTCAACGCGGTCATCGCAATATCGGTCGCACCGAGTTGTACGATGACGGTTGCGTAGTCGTAGCCTCTGGTGTCAACAACATCAGCCGTAGCCGTGTTGTTGTCGATCAATGCACCGGGTTTAATCGCGGTGACAAACTTGCATTGCTGTAGTGGATTCATAACTTCAATTCCCTTCGTTGAATGGTTGGGTTAATTACGCTGCGGCCTTGACTTGTACGATTGGCCCCGCGTTACTTGCATCGCCAATTTCGTGAACGTTGTAGTCCCAACGAGTGATCGAGCGGAAAGCGGTTTGGTCAAACTCCATGTAACGGCTAGAGTCAGCAACAACGCTGACACCGCGTCGAAGTCCCAAGGTGGATGCCATCGACAAATCGCCGATGTAGGCCAACTTGGTTCCACCGCTGATCGTGCTTGGCATGACTTGCGTGAACTGGACTGGGTAGCCCATGAATTGCAAGACTGGCCCGCTTCCTAGGTCGACGTAGTTGTTCCCGCCTGCTGCGAGTTGCAACCGTGCAAGGACGTTCCAAAAGACGGCTTTGTGGCAGAACCAAACCGGGTTAATGCCTGCGAATTCTGGCAACTTGCCGACTGCTTCCTGAAAGACCGCAATCGTTAGGTTAGCCGCTGTGTTTTGCCCTGCTGCTGCGGTCGCAATCGAACCCGCTGCAAGCACGTTGGTTAGTCCGTTGATGCCGCCGTAAGTGGTCGATCCGTCACCTAGAAACGCGGCTTGATCCAACTTGAGTGCATGAGCCTGAGCCATTTCCATTGCCAAGTAATCAGCGATGGCAATGACTGCATCTTCGTTGAGTTCGTTCGATACGCGGGTCAGGGTTGCCCACTTATGGGCGGTCAAAGAGACTTGGCCCAAGGATGGATCGCTCGCAGTGATTTCGCCTGCTTCACCCACTGCGTAGGCGGTCAAGCCGCTGACGCGTCGAGGGATCGTGACGGTATCGCTGCCCATTGGGTAAGTGCGAGCGTAACGAGACGCTACGCCATAGGTTTCCATCAGGGAAATGACAGACGTTTCAAACTCAGGCGGCACAAGCACGCCACCTCGCAAGTCGTCATTTTCGCCCATCGCATTCAGTACGCCGTTATCGCGGCACCATTGGCGGGCTTGAGCACTGCCATTCAGTGCACGGAAAAACTGACCGGCTTTGTAGGCGTCTCGCTCTGCGTCGTCACCCTTAAAGGCTTTGAGTTTTCCGGTTGCCCGTGCGGTTGCGGGGATGCGGAAACTGGACGCTTCCACGCTTCGGTTGTCGTTGACTTGGCGGACAGTGTTCGACACCGCCGACTCGATGCGAATCGCTCGTTCTCGATCTTTGCTAAGGTTTTCAATCTGACCGGCTTTGCCGTCAGTGCCAACGATTGCGTCAATCTCCGCTTGTTCGTCTGCAAGTAGATCGCGATTGTCTTGCGATGCTACGTCTTGGATCGCCTTAACCCTGGCTTGCAAGGCTACAATCTCTTCGCCAATTTGCTTTGCGGTCTTCATTCGACTGCTCCTGTGATGAGTGGCAGTCGATAAACCAAGATAGCGGCATGACTGCCACGGTTTCGTTAAAAACTATTCCGTGTGTCACTGCCGCTAATTAGTTGCAGAGTGTAGGCACTTCTGGCCGACGCATTAAACCTAGCAAGTCTTACCGGCCTGTCAAGCCTCCAGCGTATTGAGCCATCTTTGCTCTGAGCAGATTAACGCGAGCTTGATCGAATGCGTTAGAGGTCTTTCGCTTCTTGCCGCCGCTCTCGACGCGGCCTGTAGCAAAGCCTAACTCAATGGCCTTTTCGACTTCGTACCACGACTCTTGAGCCATCGCGGTTTCAATTTCGCTTTTCGACAGCTTCGCGTATTGCGAATAGATGTCCGCTAGGCTTGCGTCGTAGGATTCGAGAGCGTTGATTACCCTCGCCAGTTCTTCCCTGTTGCCGAACGCAAAGCCCATTGCTCGATGGATCATCAACCTTGACCCGTCAGCCATCAGCCGCTTTGCACCGCCTAGGAAGATGATTGACGCTGCCGACGCTGCTAAACTGTCGTTGATCGTCGTAACCTCGCCTTTGTGGGATCGCAACGCGTTGTAGATGCCAATTCCCTCGTCAGCCGCTCCGCCTGGAGAGTTGATGCGAACCGTCACGGCATTCGATCCAAAAGAGCGTAACGCATCGACTACGCCTCGCTGAGTAATCGGATTTTCATCCCATCCATCGCCAACTACGCCGGATAGCAGGATTTCGTTTAGTTCCGCCTTGATTTCGATCATTTACCACCCCTTTTCAGGTCAAAAACCCTGTTTTCCCACGTTTTCACCTCGTTTTCGACCGCTTTTTTAAGCGATTCGCCGCCGTTTTTAGCCGCTAATTCGGCCAAAATCAGCGTTGATTTTTCGCAGTGGATGCGTGCCAAGTCGCGGTCAAGTCCGATGGCTTCGATCTTATCCGCTAGTTTCGCTTGCCACTTCGGGTAGTTCTTGCCGATCCAAGCGACGAATTGAGCCTTTCCGCTGGCGTTGATCGCGTTGTTGCCCTCTGTCTTGATGAGGTCGCGTAGCATCTGCTCGACAGCCATCGCGTTTTGCGAATCTTCTGTTTCATCTTCGGCGTCATCTTCCGGCGTATCCTCGACTTCATCAACCGACTGTTCGCCAGTCGCTTCGGAGATTGCCGGGTTGATGAATTCATCACCTCCCACGTATGGGTTAAGATCGAGCTTAGCCCTGCATTCGTTCGGGTTCATGATCCGCGACGCAATAGCCTTGGAAAAGCTTTCCATCGTCGTTCGCAAGTCCGTCCTATACAACGCCGCCGCGTTAAACTTAAAGTAAACCTCTCCGGTTTGCTTCTCTTGTCGAGTTCGCAACTTCATATCGCACTGCTCCTCGAACTTGACTAACCAACGGTCGAGGGCTTGCATGTAGGCGAGGTTCTTTTGCTCCAGCGAGTTGTACGAGGTGCTTTCGCCATCGCCCGGCATTCCTTCGAGTCCGAAGAGCATGCCAATATCTTGCCGTGTGAAGCGTTGCAACTCGGCGAACTGTGCATCGTTGTTGCTCATCGATACCGCGTTAGCCTTGACGCCTTCGCGTAGCAAGCCTGCTTTCGCTGAGTTATCCGCTCCGGCTTCATGCTTGTTAAACGCGTCGATAAAACTCTTTGCGTCTTCTTCCTTGCGAAGCATACCCGGAGGGGCTTCCAGGAATAGTTTACCGCGAAAGCCTCTTCGCAGTTGCGTATTCGTAAACTTGGTTTGCTCTACACCCGTTGAAAAGGTGATGTTCGCAATATCGAGCAATCCTATTCCCTCGACTCCATCGTACGAAAAGCCGGGAAGATGCAACACGTCGGCATCAGGAAAAATCAGATAGCCGTTTTGGTCAACGTCGAACCCGTCGAAAAGGTCTTTTTTGCTCTGGTCTTCCGGTTGCGTTACGTGCCATTTTTTGCCGTTGTAGATGATCGTCCAGGTGTTTTCAGGCAACATCGGAATCAACTCAGTCGGCCTGCTTCCGCTGCGAATAATCGCCGCTCGACCATTGCCACGCATAAGAGCGTGCGAGAGCATCTGCTCCTTGAAGGTCGTTGGGGCTTGCACCTTGTTAGGCTCTTCGCGGAGTAGGACATAGCCTGGATGCTCAGTATCATTTACGGCCCCGTCACCCTCACGACGCTTAACATCGATAGGCAGCCGCCCAAAGTCTCCCGTAAGCTTATTGTGGGCATACCATGCCGGAGGTACTCCAAGGGCTTCGCGTGCGCCGACCTTTCGACCGTTTGAAAACTGGTCTTCGCTTAGCCCCATCCATTGCAATAAAGCATTCATCAGCGACATGCGGCATACTCCCTTTAAGTAACGTATAGACTACCCGACGAACGCTCTTTTTGCAAACTTGCGATGCGATACGCCATCACCGCCGCGACGACTGGGTCGATCTTGTCTTTGCTGTTTTTCTTGTCGAACATCCATCTATCTTGACGGTCTTTGCAGATGATCGCATTGTTAGCGCACCATCGAAGTAACTTGGAGTCAGAGAAGACTAACCGACCTTCTTGCATCAACTGTATAAAGTCTCGAATCGCCTCGTTGAAATTGGCTTGATTCTGTGCCATGCGAGCCGCAATTGCTCCGGTCTTCTCTAGCTTCTCGCCCAACTGCTGCCCGTTGTATGGATCGTAGGCAACGGTCTGAATCTCGTATGCTTCGAGTTCCTCAATCAACGCTGCGGTAAGGTCTTCGATAGGATACTCGCACTTGTGCAACTCTTCCGTATGGATGAACTCAGCAAACGGCATCGCTGACAAGTCGCGTTTTGAGTCCGCTGCAATAAATGCCCGCGTCTTAATCTCGTACCGGTAAACCGTCTTGCCCTTGTCGTCGACCGCAACTGGGAAGCGTCCACAGATCGCATACGCTGCCAAGTCGTCCCTAGACCCGAGGTCAACACCTGCCCCAAGTCCGTCAGCCTCACGCCAGTCTGAGTGGACGCCAACGCATCGATCAAACGCCGCTAGATCGAATGCTTTTTCCGTAGAGGATACAACGCGATTGCCGTGATACCTCGTAAAGCGATTGATACCGAGAGCCGTTGACTTGTCCTCATTCCATCGCTGGCGTAAGTAGTCAAGTTTGATTGAAACGTTGAGGTTTGGATTAGCCTTTTTCCAGTTCGATTCGTCGGCTGGATCGTCCTTTTCATCGAGTTCGTAAATGAGAGCAAAGAGCGACTCGTCCTTATGGATGCCGCTCACTACGTTTGTCGCGTACGTATACTCATCGAGCCATAACAGCGAATCGTCTGCCCCGGCCGTTGTGATGATCAAGTGCAAAGGCTGCGAGCGTGATCCGCTGCCAGTTACCATCGTGTCGTAAAACTTGCGATGGTACTCGCCCCATGCGTGAAGCTCATCCATTACAACACAATGCGGGTTGAGTCCATCGAATGGCTTTTCGGAAGATACCTTGCGAATAAAACTAAGATTGTGCCTGTAGGTGATCGTCTCGTTTTTAATGTCCGTGTACTTTTGCAGTGGATGCGATTGATCGACCATCCGCTCGCATTCGCTATACACGACGTCCGCTTGCTCTTTCTTCGTCGCGGTCAAGAGTATCTGGCCGACCGCTTCTGGCTTCCGTGTCTTAGGGTCAATGTCCGCCATCGCTAAATAGTGGCACAAGCCCGCTATCATCGTAGACTTGCCGTTCTTTCGAGCCATCGACCAATACACTTTGCGATAGCGTCTGGAGTTATCGTCGTTTCGCTTCCATCCGAAAATATTCCACAAGCCGAACAACTGCCAATCTTCGAGGATGAGAGGATGCCCGGCGAACTCTCCGATACTGTGACGCAAGACAAGCGGGAAGAAGTCGCACACGGCCGTAGCGTGTCGCTCGTCGAAGTGATACGGAAAGTCAGGCGTGCTTTGGTGCTCGAAGTCAAGACGGTATCGGCGTACGGCATCCTTGACGCGGTCACAAGCGATTATTTCGCCACTCTCGACCGCTTCGCAGTAGTCTTCGACTCGTTGTCGTACGCCCGATGCTATCAACCCGTCGCCCTCTTTAGCCACTCCTCGAATACGTCCTCCTCTTCGGCTTGTGGTGCCCGTAGTCGCGCCCTCGATGATGGAGTCAAGCCTAGTTCAGCCTCACGCCTCAGGCACCTGTCCGCAAATTTATGAAACTGATTCGCTTCGGGTTTGGTGTTGACTACTCCTCGCTCGTTCATGTCGCTAACGATGCCGCCTTTAATGTGCCCCCAGAGCGAAATCATCATTGAGTAATCGAGACAGTAGCCCGCAATCAACCCTTGATCGGTTGCGTGTAGCAGATTCATTTCGCGTAGCTGGTCGCATACCCAAAACCAACGCGACTTTGCAACGGGATCGGCTTCGACGTGTTCGGGGATCTTGGGATCGCTCAACTTTGGCTTAGGCTCTTCGTTGTTGCGTCGTTGCGGATTTTTTGCAAAGGCTCCGCTAGCGTCTTTGACCGCTGTAGACAGTGGTTTTCGGCCTTTTGCCATTTGTCAACCCTCCAAAATCCAAAAACGCCAGTTTTGTGGAGCATTACGGAAGCGAGATCGGAAGAGCAC